CCCTGCTACTAGAGTAGCAGGGTAAGATCAGCCGAGTAGAGCGCTGATGGGGTTTTGAAGTTAGCATGATAGATATATAAGTTATTATAGTTAAGCATATAATAAAGATAGTTAACATAGATTCTTGCAAAGGTAAGTTTCGCAGTTTTCTAGCTTTGAATATATAGCTTGATGAGTGTTTCTTGTATACACATGTTAGCTTCACCGGAAGTATTGGCGAGTACTATCCGATGTAATCGAGCCCTCTGTGAATTAAGTGTAGGATTTACAGAGTACGCAAAACTCACTCCACATAATATATTAGTTAGGGTATATTGTGTAGGTAGGCTACCTAACCGGGTTCTAGTCGGTAGAGCAGTCTGTGATAAATTAGGTGTTCGCCCAATTATAGAGCATCTAGTTTGTGGGGAATCACAGCAGTACACAAATATTAGTAGAGTTACATATTGTTTTGTGTATTTATATATACAGGAATATAATTTGGTAACACGCATGTATTATATTCCACCCCTTTCGGTAGAACGAGAGGGTTTAAGGGTTGATGTTACAAATCCCACACCCAATAGACGTAACATTGGCCCACCAACGGGTTGCACGCTCCCCGAAGTTGAGCGTGACCGGAGCCTGGCCGGTAACCAGGCGGCGCTGGGCAACGCAATAAAATTGCCCAACCCCTTGAAAGTAACTTTAAGGTCGAAACGGTCTAAAGTGAAATCACCAAGTAACGACCTTGGTAAAACTCGTTTTTGTAGCCCCCCTATTCCTGAACATAAGAATAATAAGAGGCAAAATGCACCACATTCCCGTGGTAAGAAAGTGCAGGTCGAAGAGACTTCACTACAAGTACTTGAATGTACTTGCCCCACTAAGCATATAAGCAGTGGCGCTCCTAGGCACCACAAGCGATGCCCTTTAGTGGGACCTTTATCTGTGAAAACGATGGAGGTAGCTTGCGTGAACAAGCAACCTAAAGGCTCTAAGAAATCCAAAAAGGACGACGAAGAGCAAACATTGTCTGTCACAGATCCCTGGTATCCATGGTTGGATGTTTTAAAATCCTATCGCCGTTTGGCTAGGAAAGCCCAACTAAAAATACCAGGGGAAGTAGAACTTGACATTGATAACTGGATAGAAGTTCCAGAATCAATTCGTCAAGATATAGCGAATATGCCCACACAGTACATTAAGGACGACGATTCATTTTTGTATGAAATTGGTTTCGATATGTGCACTGGTGGAAGGTTTTTATGCTTTTCGGACATTCCTAAGTTGGCTGCTAATATGCTTAAGCTAATTAGCGAGCGACCGGACCGACATTCAGATCCTCGTATAAGGGATATGGATAAGGAAATTCGCAGGCTTCGGAATGTAAAGTTTGATAGCATATATGACGATATTCGCGATTTGCGTTTATTAGTGTTTAGGCTACTAAGTGGCTCTCCTTTATCATATTCCATAGATAGAGAGTATCCTTTGGTGAACCCTCAATTGACTGGAAATATCATTTGGTACAGGGATGCCCACGTAGTGTCTATTCATCCCAATGATTTGAAGCCCAAAGTGAAAAATGCTTTATTTACTAAGGTGAATTCGCATATAAATACGGATTTTATCCCTTTAGAGCGAGCTTTTTGCGTGGGGGATTCAAAACGCAAATTTTTACCTCCCAATCGATTTAAATCGATAATTAGAACTTTGTCTGAAAAGTACAATAAAGATTTTCGCAAAGTTTGGGAGGAATTTGGGAAGTTCGTTCCAAATACATGGAAGTATAATATGTTGCCGGACGATTATAAAAAGTCTCTCTGGTCGTATAATTACATCCATCCTGCGTTTTGGAGTCTAGATTTGGAGCTTGGTAAGGACTATCGTGATGTTCAATTAGTTCTTAAAGGCGTTACAGACGGCATCATCAATTCGATGAAAATGTTTGCCAAATCATATTGTGAGTACGGCTCATTTGATTCTAATACTAGGAAACAAATTAACGAGGCTATGACGCTAGGGTTTAAAACAATTCAGCGTACGCCTATGTGCCAATTTATGTATTTGGTATTGAACGATGTCATGTCTCGCGTAGAGATTGAGGATTATATTTACCTCAATTTCGCTCGGTCTATTCGCATCAAGGCTATTAAAAGCCATGCTTGCGAAGGTCATAATCTCATACACCAAATAACGAAGAGAATTCGAATGGAATGTCGAGATAATAAAGTGGCTATGACCGAAGATCCGTGGGATGAATTCGGTGTGAGTAACTTTTTAATTCCTATCTTAGAGCCTGTAGCGCCAGTTGAAAGAACTCCTTGGCAAGAGGCTGAAGCCAAAAGAAAGGCTATAGCTAAGAGGTTTAAAAAGCTTTCCAAGAAGGCGAAAGAAGTTGATTCTTTTGAAGAAGAATGTGTCGAGTTGCACAGCTCAGAAACAATTCTTTCTTCCATGGTGGGTATTTCTCACGTCGGAGCCACACTTTCGAAATTTGCTCTAGTCAATTTCCTATCGCTTGCATTAGTTATAGTGACGATTTACAATTTAGTGTCTTCACGCCGGATATGGGCTTATGTATTTAAGCGTCAGCGAGATTCGTTTGTTAAGTCATTTACTCAACGACTAACAAATTATTCGTTATCTTCGGATACGAAGCTTAAACTATTGACGTTTACTTCCATAGTACAGGTCGTTTATTACCTGATCATAGGTGAGTATTCTAATGCTTTAATTGGCTCTTCTGGGCTATTGATAGCGAATCATGATGCTATTGTTTCGTCCATAACTAAGCTCATTTCTGGCGAGTATAAGTTTGATGTGTCCGCATTGGGTCAGTGCTCTTTTAAACACATGAGTTCTTTTGTAGATGCCATGGGTTTTAACCCTCCATCTGAGGATGAAGAATCAGTAGAACTTCAGAGTTTGGCTGACTGGAGCACTAAAGCGTACGGCGTCATTTTGGAGTTTATGGGTTATCTTATTCCCACTTCGGTTAGCGTTGACGACAAGCGTAACATTATGCTCAATTTGGGATTAATCTCGTCTATTCATAGAGCGTACAAGGATGTTAGTACCACTATGAAGCACGTGATATCTTTTATTTGTCGCTTCGTGTACGGCGTTGATCCATATGACGACGGGTTGACTCAATACTCCAAAGATCTAGCATCTATGTGTGTTGAGGCCCGGTCTATTTTGGACACAACGGTTTCAGTATCTGATGATCGTAAAATTGACAGATTACTGGAGTTGAAAGGCGCCATACACGACTATTTGCATGAGGATAAGCACAGCAAGCTCCTGTTCTCTCATACGCTCAAGATGTTTTCTAGGACTTTAGATGACGTGACTGATTTATTATCTAAGTTGCGTGTGTCCGCTTTGAGCGGGGAGAGTAGATTGGAGCCAGTTTGCTTATTACTTTGTGGTCCACCTGGAACTGGTAAATCTGCAGTGATGCGGTCATTAACTAAGACTTGCATAATTGCAAATATGAAACTCCAGAATCCATCCGCTGCTCTTACTCACGCTGAGATAGAAGAGAAGTATAAATCTTCAGTCTTTGTTAAAGCTACGGGATCAGAGTACTGGGACGGTTATTGTGGTCAACCAGTTGTGCATTTTGACGATGTTTTTGTCGATAAGGATCCCTCAAAGCGAGTGATTGAAGCGCAGGATGTGATCAAAGCTACCAACATAGCAGCGTACAAACTAAATATGTCGGATGTCCCCGATAAGGCATCGACTTTGTTTAAGTCGGAATACATCTTTTTGAGCACCAATTGCTGGAAAGGATCGTGGGATGAACGACCGATTTTAGGTTTAACTGAGAATGGTGCTTTTCGGCGTAGATGTCAGATAGTGGTCAACGCTTCCATGGTTTGCACTTCACAGATTGACATGAATCTTCCTAGATTTCGAGTCGAGCAAATTATTAACGCTAGCGACTTGAACATAGCGGATATTCCTTGTCTTATTGAGGATGATTACAAGCTCATGCTGGATTATAGATCTCGAGGTGTAGATAATTTCGAGGATTTTTATTCTTATCGCCATGTTAAGGACCTTGTTGGTTGTTACATTAGCGAAATGCAGTTGTCGCGCTTATTATTGAGTGAGCGTGCACTTCATATTAAGAGAAAGCAAAGTTCACAAGAACAAATCCTTGATTATGACCAACATGCGGCTAATGTGTTATCGCTATGCGGTGTTCAAGTGCAATCTCGATCTAGTACTTGGTTCGCAAATCTTTTTAGTGATTTAGGAAGTGTCTCTCTTCCATTGAGAACACATTCGACAGTTAAAGATTTGTGTGACGCTTATACATTGCTGAACGATTTATCGTATCACGATACAGGTAATTCGTTGGCGTATCAATGGTTTGTGTCAGAACCGTACCAGTATTTTGCTAAGAAGGTTTCTTCTTTGAGTGATTTCCTTACTTCCAACCCTTTTATAGCTTTTGGAATATTAGCTACGTGTGTTACCATACCGGCGATTTATTTCTTAACTAGTAAGGGTGAGAAACCTTTTGAGGAGCAATCGGACGTGACAGGGCATAAATATTACGATAATTACAGGCAGTCTGTGATTCCTCGTAATATTGGCAAACACCATTTGAATAAGAGGTGGCAAAAATTTATGAGTGCTCGTAAGAGAGGGTATATGACCCAATCTCAAGAATTAGAACCACCTTTAGTAAGTTTGTCTCGATCCGTTTTGTACGCCAATGTAGTTCGCTACAAGAAGAGCGACAATTCTCCTGTATACACGAATAATTTTAATATTATTCATTTATCCGGAGATTTGTACACGGCCCCATATCACGGGTTTATGAAAGTGATAGAAGATCCGGTTAATCCGGAATCTGCTTATTACGATATTCTCGAGGTTAGACACAATGCAGATACACTCACTAGGCATCCTTTGCCTATAGATCTGTATTGTTTAGGGGATATAGATATGGTGTTGATGCAATTGAAAATTACACCGACACCAACTTCTTGTGGCAAAGCGCTACGCGATGGTACTAATTGCGTGGAGTTTAAAACAGTAGTTGTAGTCTCCAAAGGTTCTGACGGAGAAGTTAGAACTATTCATGGCCAAGTAGCCACATCACCTTTCAACGTATCGTATAAAACTGGTTCTATGCTTTGCACTTTGCAAGCTCCTCCAGCTTATTACGCGCAGACTCAAAAAGGTGATTCCGGCGGTTTGGTTTTAGGACTAAATGTTGATGGTAGTTACAGTGTCATTGGGATGCATGCTGGTGTTAAATATACCCCAGATAAAGTTATATGCTTCGCAATACCTATTACCGCTGATATTTTGGATGTTCCAGAAGATACCGCTGAAGTTGTCGAAACTCAGAGTTTGGAAGAATTTCCTTTTGAGTATCAGCGGAGATTAGGACCTATCTATCAACCTACTAAGACTTCGTTGCGTAGTACTGGCGTTAGTTCTAATAGAGATAGCTTATGCCCCGGTCATGTAGCAGGTTTTCCTTCCACTAAGAAACCGGCTTTTCTCCATAGGTTCCAAATGGGTAATACTACTTTAGATCCCAATTTGATAGCTCTATCTAAATTACATCAAGGTCGTACTAAGTGCGAGTTACTTGACAAAGAAGAGCTTATAGATCACCTAATGAGCCACTACGCTCCTGTTATTAATGGTGAGTTCGCTCCGCGGTTGTTAACTTGGGATGAAACAGTTAACGGAATCTCTTCACTTAATTACATGCCGATATCCATGAAATCTGCCGTAGGATACCCATGGTGCGAAGGGAGGAAGCGAAAGGAAGATTTTATCGAAGTAATCGCTTCTAACGAAGTTGGTCAGCGATGCTTGATGGTTAAACCTCATTTCCAAACCGTATTGGACGAAATGGAAAACCAATTACGATCAGGCAACAATGTCGAAGTTTTATGGTTGGACTGTCTTAAGGATGAGAAGCGTCCTATAGAAAAAGTCAACCAAGGGAAAACCCGTTTATTTTCGGTTTGCCCGTTGCATTATTTGCTTCTGTTCAGACGCTATTTCGGTATGTTTACGTGTTTTTCTCAGCATTACAACGTATCGGCACCCATGTCCTGCGGTATAAATCCACATGGACCAGAATGGGGTCAATTGTTCGAGCGAATGAGCAGGTTTCAAGGAGCTGTCATAGCGGGCGATTTCTCTAATTACGATGGAAAGTTGCCTGCTGATGTAGGAGCGATTGTTTTGGAATTTCTGCAACGCTGGTATAATGACAAGCATAATAATGTTCGATTTTTGCTTTTCCAGCATATCTTTGCAGCAACACACATAAATAGGCACAATAAAGTTAGTTACGTTTACCAAGTGGACGATGGTAACCCTTCGGGTAATCCATTTACGACTGTTTACAATTCTTTGTGCAATATTATAATGTGTTATTGCGTCTTGAAAGGTGATTTGGGTATATCGCCTACCAAGTATGAGCTGTGCGTATATGGTGATGATAATGTAATCACCATTAGTGAGGAAGTGAAGGGGGTGGAAAATTTGAGAACCTCTTCTTTAACTCCTCATTTTTCGCGCAGATTCGATATGTCGTATACCCATTGGACAAAAGAAGATAGTGTTACTAAAGACACTATTTACGACATTCGATATCTTGGTAGGAAGTTTGTTCCTGTCAAACAACCGTCAATTGTCTTAGCCCCTCTTGAACCTGCAATCATTATTGAAAGCCTATATTGGACTAAGGGTACTCAAGAGACATTTTCCAGTACTTTGACTAGTGCGTTGCATGAACTTTCTCATTTTTCCAGGAAAGAATTTCACAAGTACACTGATCTCATTACCCAGAGGTTGCAAGACATGCAAGAAGCATATCATACCGGCCCTCTTGCCGATTACGTAATGACGTGGAGAGCATTACTACGGAAATATCCGTATGACGTTCTTCAAGAACGATATAGTATGGACAGGGAAGTTTCTTTCGATGAGATTTTAGCTCCCTACGATTTAGACCTATTAAATTAGGTTTTGTAGCTTTATTCTTCGTGTAATCGTAGAAGTTGTGTGTAGAATACTTCAAATATTTATTGAGATATTCAATGCGCGATTTCCTTCTCCTAAACAAACTATACAATGAGGTAAGTTGTATTTTTAATGTTGGGCTCCACCCCTATGTGAAGTGTCGACTCACATAGTATTTAGACATACGGTTTTCGTTTTGTAGCAAATTATTGGCGATCAAGCAAGAGAGACAAACCAATTACCTGTCTCAAACAACGTTGAGTTAGGTGGTTGGAACGAATTGGAAGTATCTACTACACGTGAGACTGTAGAAACTTCTATTAGTAACTTTAACCCTATGGAAACTTTTCCATTATCATCTGTGATAGACAGAGAATATGTGCTAGATAATTTTTCTTGGTTATCAACATCCCCTAGTGGGACAGTTTTGAGAACTTATTCATTACCTGGCGATATTATTAATTCTACCTCAGCTGGTAATTATTTGAAGGAGAAGCTTAACGGGTTTAAGTATTATCGGACTAAATTCCGAGTAGGTGTGCGAATAGTATCAAACCGTACCATGTACGGTAGGTTAATGGTGGCTCAGACATATTTGCCAACCAAAGATGATACTTGGAAATATCCAGGAAGTAACGCCACTATTACTTTAAGTGGATATCCACATATGTTGGTATCCGCCACTAGTTCAGAGACGGTATATATGGACATTCCATTCGTTTACCCACAGAGGTTCGCAGACTTGGGAGTCTTAGAACCGCTAGTCGGAATTAAGATTACAGTGATGAATCCCATCACATCAGTAGAGGAGTTAGATACTAGTTGCGCTGTAATTGTAACTGCTCAACTTGTTGAGTGCGAGTTATTGTACCCCACACAACCAGTATCTTTACAGAGTAACGAAGGATTACTTAAATCAGAGAACGGTGTTATTTCTAACGCTTTAATAAGTGGCAGAGATACGATGGCAAAAGTGTCTAGTAACTTTTCCGTCGGTTCTAAGTTGATGCATGCTTATGATGCTGCATCTCATACCGCTCAAGCATTAGGGTTACAAAAACCAACATCTCAAACGCTGGTTGAAAAATTTCAGAAAGGTTTCTTAAACCAAAATACTTATGGTAGAGGTTTAGAAACTAATACAGTGTTTGCGAGTGATCCTGAGAAGGTAGTTTCTTCTACCGTTCCTATTACTACAACGGATAACGAGATGAATTTATTGAAGCTTGTTCAAACTCCGACTTTTGTGCTTTATCAATCATTGAATCCTTTAGGAGCCAATGCTGCGACGATTTGGTACGATGATATTATTGGTATGAACCATAATTTTGCCAAGTATATATCCAAAGCGTTTAAATATAAGAGCTATTCGCACAAGTTGAAGATTTATGTTAGTGCTTCAATTTTTCATAATGTTCGGTTGGTGTTCTGGATTACTCCTACTCTGCCCGTCGGCATTCCGTCAACTACTGAATTTACCCAGTATTATCACCAGATTTATGATATTACTGGAGATACAGAGTTTGATTTCACACTTCCATACATGTTACCGGGGGTCATGACAAATTCAGCCACAACTAATACAGGATGTGTCTTAAACGCAGGAGTATTGGCTTGGTCAGTTTCTAATCACTTAGAATCGCCTCCAATATATTTGAACGTGTATCATTCTGCTGGTCCAGATTTTACAGTTGCAGGTCAAGTAGATGTCTCGTACATTTACTCAGAAGTACCTCCACCTCCTGGATCACAAGTAGAATTGCAATCGAACCCTAGGGAAGATTTTACAAAAGAATTTTCTATGTTTCACCCTTCGTTCAAGTATTATTATCATGATGGGTTTGTACAGACAGATGTTACATCCGTTAAAGAGTTAATGCTACGGAAATACCCTGTACAATCCCGTAATGTTATGGAGTACTTTCCGTTAATGTTATACCCTAATACCACCAATGGTGAATGTGTTGGGTACGAGTATTTTATGGTTCCGTACGCTTTTTATCGAGGTGGATTAAGATTAACTGCCACAAGCACAAATAATGGAAAGATGGCATGTCTAGCTAATATAGGTGGTGACAAATATCTGCAGGGTTACGTTGGAATGGCCGGTGATTCTGGACAAATGGATGTGGAAATACCCTATTACGACGATCAGTGGTTTCGTTGTATATCTAAGGACGATCCTCTAGATACTCAATTGTTCATTACAGGAACAGCGGGCAAAAACGTTTTTACGCTGACGTCTGTTTCTGATGATTTTTCTTTGGGCTTTATACGAGGTATTCGGGATGGTCTTTTTGTAACCAACGATGCATATGCGCGTTTAAGGTCCTATTTTGCCCAATAGTTAGCTATCGAGTCCTTAGTGCAGGTAGCTATACTATTGGTATATATTACTAAGACTATTAGGTGCATTCAATAACCGTATAGAAAGTAAGCAATTCACTTTCGTATGTGTAGCGATGCATACTCTTGTAAATTAGGCATTTACAAGTTTTAAGTGTGCTAGGTAATGGGTTTTTGTCCAAAGAAGGTTTCCCATTGTCCGACATCCAATTTAATTATAAGTTCGCTTCATAATTATGTTGTGATAGTATTATTAATTAAGCTAAAGTATTCAGTGAAGATAGTTATAGTTTGATAATAAATAAGATTTTGCGAGAGCATCCAGCGAGTAAATTTTGAAAGTGATGGATAATCCTATTTAAAATTAAACATATCTAGTCTATATTTGAGTGCTATGCTATGTTATAAATAAAAAAAAAAA